TTGGTGAAGAGTTTTTGTATCCACTAATTCGTTCAGTAGATTCAAAAAAGGATGTAGCATGACATCCCCAGCATGGACTCGCAAAGAGGGAAAGAACCCTAAAGGCGGTCTAAACGCTAAAGGTCGTGCCTCCTACAATGCAGCCAATCCTGGCAAACCAGGATTAAAGCGTCCACAGCCAGAAGGTGGCTCAAGACGTGATTCTTTCTGCGCCCGCATGAAGGGCATGAAAAGAAAGTTAACTAGTGCTAAAACCGCTAATGATCCTGATAGCAGAATTAACAAGTCCTTACGGGCTTGGAACTGCAAAGAAGGCGGAGCTATTCGTGGTGGTGGATGTGAAATCCGTGGAAAAACGAAAGGAAAAATGGTATGACTAGCTTTGCACCAACCCCAGAAGGAAGAGCAGCAGCCGAAAGAATGATGCGCCTATATGGGCATACAAACGCCTTTATGCCACCACGACCAGGCTTTCCTGGCGATCCCGAAAAAGATGCAAGAATGCTAGAGGCTCAAAAAAATCTGCAACAAAAACTTTTGGGAGATGGGCTTGGCTCTATGCAAGCAAACTCACCGCAATTAGCTCAAATGCAAGGTATGTTACAAGGCGCTCCTATTGGTGGAATTCCAAGGCAAGTACCACAACCACCGCCACCACAACAGCAACCTACAAGACGTGGCGGTTTTTTTGGCGGTAGAGGCACTGCACCAGTAACCCCCCCTTCTTTTGCAAGTCAAATGAGAGGTATGGGACTAGCTGGCATTCCTAATCCAACTCTTCCTGAGCCTACAGGTATGTCGCCAACGCAATCTCAGGCAGTGCAAGCAGTAGTAAACAAGATGCAGGGAGCTAAATTAGGTGGTTTTACAGGCATGAAAAAAGGCGGAGCAGTTAAAAAGAAGGCTAGTAGCAAAACCTACAAGTCTGGTGGCTCTGTATCATCTGCTTCTAAACGTGCCGATGGGTGCGCTATTAAAGGCAAGACTAAAGGAAAGATAGTCTGATGGATATGATGTGGTTATGGAACGCTGGACTAACAATTGTTATTACTGTTGTTGGTTTTTGGGCTAAAGAAAAAGCAGCCGAATTGTCCAGAGTTACTATTTTATTAAACAAAACTCGTGAGGAGGTAGCTCGTGATAACGTTACTCAAGCAGAAATTGATCGCATTATGGTCCACATTGACCAGCGCCTTAACAAACTTGAAGCAAAAATTGACCAGCTTATTCAGAGGAAAATAAATGCCTAGCACCAGTAAGAAACAACACAATTTTATGGCAGCTGTGGCTAGTAACCCAAAGTTTGCAAAAAAAGTAGGCGTTAAATCATCTATTGGAGAGGAGTTTATGAAGGCAGATAAAGGACGTAAATTCAGGACTGGTGGCTTAAAAGAAGTTGATACTGATAGCAATCCAGGATTATCTAAATTGCCAACCGAAGTGAGAAACAAAATGGGCTACATGAATAAAGGTGGCGAAGCAAAAGCCATGGTTAAGAAAGAAGTCGAGTTCATGAAGAAAAAGGGCGCTCCAAAGTCCATGGTTAAGCATGAAATGGCTGAAGCCAAAGGTATGTGCTATGGCGGCAAAGTTAAGAAGATGGCTGCTGGTGGTATGACTAAGCATGAAGATATTAAGTTAGACAAAAAGATTGTTAAAAAAGCTGTTGGTATGCATGAGAAACAACTTCATGCAGGCAAGAAATCTGACATGAGCAAACTAAAGTCTGGCGGTATGGCTTGCGCCCCTAAGAAAATGGCTCGTGGTGGTGGTATTGAAATGAAGGGTAAAACCAAAGGCACTATGGTCAAAATGAGAAAAGGCGGAGGCTGCTAATCATGGCTACTAAAGCTCAACAAAATGATGACGGCACTGTATCTGATTATGAAACTCAGAAGAACCAAAAAGGTTATGAGCTTTATGAGAAAGAGCAGTCAGACGCCCAGCGTAAAATGGAAGAGCGTGATAAACGTATGATTGAAGGCGCCCGCAAGGTCAAAGAAAAGGTTAAAAGTGTGCTGCCATTTAAGAAAGGTGGAACTGTGAAAAAGATGCGTAAATTTGAAGGCGGTGGGATGGCTTATTTAGAAGATAAAATGGGTATGTCTCGTGGAGCAGACGCTGGTTTAGGTCAGACTAGTAGAACACCTGAACAACGTGCTTTAGCAATTGGTCTTAAAGAAGGTTCACCAGACTATATAAAAGCAGTAGAAACTCTTTCTAAACAAAGAAAATCACCTAGTTTGCCAAGCGAAGGTATTACACAAACCAATGAAAATCCAGTTACTAAGAAAATTAAAGATACTGCTATAAATCTTGGTAAAAAAATTATGGAGCTTAACCCTCAAGGTAAGGTAGTCAAGGGTGCTTTAGGTATGGCAAAAAAATACCCAAGAGCATCTGAAGGTGAGACCTCCATGGGTGAAGAAATGGGTATGAAAAAAGGCGGTCAAGTTAAATCTGCCTCATCCCGTGCAGATGGTTGTGCTATCAGAGGAAAGACTCGTGCCTGATTCAATTAAAGCCATGGAAATGATGAACCAATTAAATTTGGGCTATGGTAATGAGCCTGAGTTTAAGAAGAAATCCATGAGCAATAATCCTAAACTCAACCCTGAAAAGGCTGCTGAGTTTAGACAGATATTAGAAACAGAGAAAGAAGCCAGCAGAGTTCTGCGAGAGATGAAGCGGGATCAAGCAATTGAAAAAGCCCGTGAGTTTGTTAAAGAAGGAAAGTCTGCATTTGAACCAAAGTCTGGTGGTGGCGGTGGTGGCGGTGGAATTCCCAAATTAAATCGTGATATTACAAAGAGTTACAAGAGGGGTGGAAACGTTTCCACTGCATCTAAACGAGCTGATGGCTGCTGTATCAAAGGCAAAACGAAAGGACGGATGGTATGAGACCTTCTCGTGGAATGGGCGATATTATGCCCTCTAAAATGGGTAAACCTAAGCGTAAAGCTCGTAGGGACAATACCGACTTTACTCAGTATAAAGAAGGTGGAGAAGTTTGGGATAAACCAAGACCAAAAGGTTTAGGTAAATCTAAGAAATTAACTTCATCAAAGAAGTCAAAAGCTAAAGCAATGGCTAAAGCTGCTGGCAGACCATATCCTAATCTTATAGACAATATGAGAGCGGCTAAGAAATGACCACATCTGGCGCTACAACATTTAATCTAGATCTCAATAACCTTGTAGAAGAGGCTTTTGAGAGGGCTGGTACGGAATTGCGTACAGGTTATGATTTGCGGACTGCCCGCAGATCTATGAACTTGCTGACTATTGAATGGGCAAACCGTGGTATTAACCTGTGGACTATTGAGCAGGGGCAGATTCCAATGGTTACTGGACAGGCTATTTATCCTATTCCAGCTAATACTATTGACCTTATGGATCATGTAATCCGTCAGAATAATGGCGTTCAAAGCACCCAAATTGATATCAATATCAGCCGCATTTCTGAGTCTACCTACTCCACAATTCCCAATAAATTGACCCAAGGACGCCCTATTCAGGTCTGGTTTAACCGCCAATCTGGGCAGACAAATACCACTGGAGTTACTCTAGCCAGTACCATTGTTGCTAGTGATACTACGATTACTTTGTCAGACGCCAGCGGAATTGCAAATTCAGGGTTTATTAAGATTGGGAATGAAGTAATTGGATATCCTAATACATCTGGAAACAGTTTAATTAACTGCTATCGTGGACAGAACGGCACGACTGCCGCAGGACATAATAGCGGTGCAGCAGTAAGCGTACAGAACCTTCCTTCTATCAATATCTGGCCCACACCAGATGCTGGTGGCGGTCCATATACGTTTGTTTACTGGCGTCTACGCAGAGTGCAAGATGCTGGAGTTAATGGAAACGTAGAACCTGATATTCCTTTCCGCTTTTTACCATGCTTAGTTGCTGGGTTAGCTTTCTATATTGCTCAAAAGTTACCAGAGGGACAGGCAAGATTACCATTTTTAAAACAGGAATACGAAGAACAATGGATGTTAGCTGCAAGCACTGATAGAGAGACTGCTCCAGCACGATTTGTTCCTAGGACAATGTTCTATGCCTAATAGATTTTCTAGTGGTAAGTTTGCAATTGCTGAATGCGACCGCTGTGGTCAGCGTTATATGCTTAAACAGCTTAAAAAACTTACCATTAAAACTCATCAGGTAAGTATTAAAGTATGCCCAGAGTGTTGGGAGCCAGATCAGCCGCAATTGTCTTTGGGTATGTATCCAGTAGATGACCCACAGGCTGTACGGGAACCAAGACCTGATGTGAGCTATCAAGTTTCTGGATCAAGCGGCTTGCAAACTAACGGCACAAATGACAATACACCGCAAGGAGTTGGTTATCCAGAAGGTGGTAGTAGAGTGTTCCAATGGGGTTGGAATCCTGTTGGTGGAGCAAGCGGTTTTGATAGTGTTTTAACCCCAAATAACTTGATTGCAGTAGGGCAAATTGGTATAGTAACAGTAACCACATAAGGAGCAAAAAATGTTTAAGAAAGACGCAGACGGAGTAGCCAAAAAGGGCAAAACCGAAGGTAAAAATTTAGGTGATAGTGGACCTACTGCTTCAATTGAAAAGGCTAGACCTAAGATGGGTGGCAAAAGCCAAATGGATATGAAGAAAATGGGTCGTAATTTAGCTAAACTTAAGAACCAAGGCATGATGCGTAAAAGCGCTGGAAGGGGTCGATAATGGCTAAGTTCTCTAAAAAGGTTATGGGCAAAGAGGTTGGTTCAGCTGATATTTATGCAGCACCTCACACCATGAAGGGTAAGGCAATGAGTTCTAAAGACGCTATGATGGCTGTTAGCCGTCCGCCAGATCCAAATACTTTGTCTTCAAAACAAATGACTCCAGGCGGGCAACCTTCTCCACGTGTCAGCATGGGTGATCCAAATCGTGATGATGTTAAGACAACTGGTATCAAGATCCGTGGTACTGGCGCAGCAACCAAGGGCGTAATGGCTCGTGGTCCAATGGCTTAAGGGTAAACCCTAATGAACTATACGCAGTTAACTTCTGCAATTAAAGGTTACACAGAGAACTCGTTCCCTGTGACTGAGGGAACTTTTACCTCTACAGATCAGATAAACACCTTTATCAAAAACGCAGAGATTAGGATTTATAACAGCGTACAGATGACCCAGTTTAAAAAGAATCAAACTGGGTTTTTAACATCGGGGAAACATTATTTAAGCCTGCCTAGTGACTTTCTATCGGTATATTCTTTATCGGTGCTAACAGATACGGCTGCTGGACTTGATAGCCCACAGTCTTATTTGTTGTTTAAAGACGTTAGTTTTATCAGAGAGTCCTATCCAGACCCTACTTATGGCGGAGTTCCACAGTACTATGCTCTATTTGGTACCGATTCTAGCGCTCCAGTAGAAGACCCATATAGGCTATCTTTGATTGTTGGACCAAGCCCAGATGCAAATTACAGGGTAGAGCTACATTATTACTACTACCCAGAGTCAATTACCACCGCTGGAACATCGTGGTTAGGAGATAATTTTGAGACCGTACTACTATACGGCTCGTTATTAGAAGCGTATACTTTCATGAAGGGCGAGGCGGACGTTATTGCCATGTATCAGAAAATGTACGATGGTGCATTAGCACAACTTAAGCGTTTGGGTGATGGACTTGACAGGCGTGATTCTTATCGCAACGGTCAGCTCACTATCCCAGTTAATTAATGGAGATTTAAAATGCCGATTTCACAAGGTTTAGCAACATCGTTCAAAGTGCAGTTACTTACAGCAACGCACAATTTTGGTACAGCACCAATTCGTGCCACTACCGCAGCCGATACTTATAAAATTGCTTTGTATACAGCTGCCGCAAGTTTAGATGCCACTACAACTGCTTATGGCATATCTGGCGGCGAAATCCCTAATGGTGGTGGTTACACTACTGGCGGAAACACTTTATCTATTTCAACTGTTCCATCTTCTGGTGGAACTACCGCTTTTTTATCATTTAGTAATACTACATGGTCTGCCTCTACAATCACTGATGCTCGTGGTGCGTTAATTTATAATTCTACGCAAGGCAATAAAGCTGTGGCAATTTTTGATTTTGGAAGCAATAAATCAACTGTTGCTGGTGACTTTACGATTGTGTTTCCAACCGCTGATGCTTCCAACGCTGTTATTCGGATTGCCTAATAGGAGAATGTCATGCCATTAGTCATTAATGACAGAGTACTGGAAACTAGTACAAGTTCTGGTACAGGTGCATTTACGCTGGCTGGAGCAGTTCAAGATTATCAAACTTTTGCTGCTGCTATTGGCGGCAGTAATACTACTTATTACACTATTGTTAATCCAAATACTGGAGAATTTGAAACAGGTCTTGGCACATTAAATGGTGCTGGCACAGTATTAACTCGTACAACTGTGTATCGCTCATCTAATAGTAATAATTTAGTCAATTTTTCCGTTTCAACTGGAACTGATAAAAAACTAGTGTTTTGCGACTACTTAGCATCTAGAGCAATATTCAAAAATGCAAACGGAGTAATGCAGGTAGCAAATCCGTTTAGTACGGCAGGAACTTCGTTTAGCGCTCCCAATACAGTAGCTGTGTTTTACAGTAGCATTAATGGTTATTCTGATGTAAATGCTCAAAATACTGATGCAGGTATTTCAGCGTCTACAGACTATGTAGCTACCGCAGACAACGGAACGGATACCACTAACTTTATTGATATGGGTATTAATAGCTCTGGTTATTCTGACGCAGCTTATACCATTACTGGACCTAATGATGGTTATTTGTATACACAAGGTAGTGCTACTGG